GTTTTGACCCCCGAGATTGTATTGCCCGAGCTGCTGCGTGCCGTGCAGCGCTCCTTTATCAGCCGCCGTCGTACCCGTGAGCTGGTAAGGGTTGGGAACGTTGACGTTACTGGACGGGAGGTAATTGCTCATCGTCTTTCACCTGAATCCAATGTGGCCGCGTTTCGCCTAAACAATGCCCTTTCCAAGGGAACTCTTTGCATTCGCAACCTTTTCTCCACACCCACTTATAACCACTTTCCGTAGAGAGTTTCTTCTGCATTGTACCCCATCCGCTCGAACAAGATATCCGTTCGCTGACTGAGCATCCGGGACGCAAGAATCTTCTGCGCGCCCAGCTCTTTCAAAAGCGCCTCGTTGCCACGAAGCAGCTTGTAACCCGCCAGCCCCAGACGGTTGGCAGGATGCAGCCAGTACATGGTGATGGAACCCGCAGGCACGCTCTGTTTATGATGGTGCGGCCCGATGATCGTAAAGACGTAGCCGACTAATGCAGCACCGTCCCTGGCAGTGTAAACCACAAGACTGCCAGAACGATCAGCACCGAGATAGTAATCCCAGTTAACGTCAACATTTGTACGCTTTGCATCGGGATCAGTCTCTTTGAAATGCTGCCTGAGCAAAGGCAAAAGCTCCCCATCGCGGAGGAGCTTTTCAAGCCGTTCGCGCTGATACGTCAGTTCAAGCGGTTCGCGGTCCGAGCGTTCCTTGGTTGGGCTGGGTGCTGGACCGTGTTGCGTCCTGCTTGACTGTGGCTGAAGTGGGCGGACGGGTACTTGCATCGCTGGCACTCGGGCTCTTGGTTGAAAGGCCGGAAAGCATGTCGTTCTTGGCCATCGTCGTCTCCTGGAGAAAAGGGCCGCCCCACACTAGTACCCAAGAGGCGGCCCTTTGAGGCTTGTCGATAGTGTGCAGAAGCACCCTATCAGAGATCAGAAGTCCGCGCTAGCCGTGATCACTCCCGTGCCTCCGTTCGAGTACAAGAACGAAGCCACGCCAGCCGCAGGGATCGTCGTTGCAGCGCAATTGACCAGGAAGCTGTCCAAGCCGGCAACCGTGCTCGCCACCGTAGCTGCAGCCGTCAACGTGGTGCAAGCGCCAAGCGTAGCTTGCGTCGTCGAAGTCGGAGAAGCAAACCCATTGGCAAATGTCAGAGTTGGCGCCCTGAACATAGTCACGGGAGTCTTGATGATGCAGTTAGTGTGCGTAGTGTCCACTGCCGAGCAAGGAGCAAGTGGAAAGATCGCTGCGCTTTCGCTGATGCGGTAGAAAAATCGCTGGGCTTGACGAAGCTCATACGCCGCGGCCTTGAAGCTGAAAGTCGAAGGCGTCGTTACGCCCGCGCCAATTACTTCCAACTGCGCGCCGGTCCAAGCAAAGCCGTCCGTAGCTCCTGCACCCGTAGCAGTCGGCGTAAAACACAGCCCAACAGCCATCTCGGTCACAGTGGACGCCACAACTCCGGTTGCAACCGGACGCGACCAAGCCGTCGCGCTCAACGCAGCCGTTGCTGTATTGGCGAGCGTAGCGATGCCCGTCCAAGCCGGCGTAATAGCTGGAGAAGCCGTGGGGGTGCCGAAGCCTTCATCCGTCCCGGTCCCCGTGATAATCACGAGGTTGGCAATCGAACCGTTGTCGGCCGCCATGCCCGCGAGAGCCTGAAGGTAAGCCGAGAAAAGAACCTGCTGGCCAGAAAGTTTGAGCACGTCCGCAGTGGGGAGTTCCTGCCAAGTGCATATCGGCTGCGTAAGAGCGCCCGACGTACGGAACAACGTCATGGCGTTCTTGAAACCCGCAGGTGGCGTTGGCGTCGCCGTAATCACCTGCTGCCGGCCCGCGCCCACAGCTACGTTGGCTTGGCACCCCCAGCGATCGGCACCGTAAGCTGCCGAAGTGATACCCGCATTGGCTGCGCAAGTGACAACACCTGTGCCTCGAGCCGTGATCTCCAACGAACCGTTGTCGAGCAAATTGCGATCATTGGAAGTGAACTGCCCCATCGTCGCAGGCGTGATGCCAGAGTTAATCTGGTTGATCAGATTGTTCAGGGATGCATTGAGCTGACTGGGGTCCTGCGGACCCGTGATCAAGGGGATATTGGCAGCGTAGGCAACCGCAGCGGTCACAGCCACGGCGGCAAAGGCAGCAAGAGCTTTCTTGAACTTCATGGCTTTGACCTTTCTTCAGTGGTTCGAACCTCTTAGCACAGATCAGTTGGCGTTGACAGCATCTTTCCAGCCGTACTGGAAAAGCCCTGCTGACGCCGATCCCACATTGCAATAGAACACGTTATTGCTCTCCATCAACAGCGTTCCCGTTGCGTTGGACGCAGCAGCCGTAATGACAGGCACTCCCCCATTTCCTGCGGTAGGGGTTGAATTCGGGGCCAATGCGCTGACTCCACTTATAGTGCTGACAACAAAAACTCCCACTGTCGAAGTGGAAGGCATCCAAATCCCAGCACCAGAATCACCACGCACGGTTTCAGTAGCATAAGTAGTAGCTCCACTAGAGCAGTTGGAGCCTTTAGGCGTTCCACTGTCTATCGTAGGAAGAGTCGTTGCCAAGCTCCCACCGCCGACAACGTAGCGGGCTTCATTACCCGCGATTTTTGTCCCGTACACATGCGTAGAATTCAGGGCCTTCATGGCGCCCATGTAGCAGGAATACGTGTACCCCGCAGGAAAATTGGTAAAAGAAGATGGAACAGTGTTGCTACCAACAGCATTCCAAACAGACCCATTAGTTATGGCGTACATATAAATAAAAGCGTTGTTGCTAGGCGCCGTTCCGTCCATCCCTCCTGCCGTGCTGGTCCCTCCCGTCCCCGTGGTTACGGTTATCGATCCACTCTTGGCCCCGGAATAAAGAGGGACATTACCTGTGGTCAAGAGGTTGGAATTGTTGAAAGACCAGTTTATTTGCGTGTCAGAAACCGCACTGACCGACAAACCACTGAAGCCGCACAAAGGCGTAGGACTGACAACCGACGTTCCATTAGCCCGGTTATAGGCGATGACCTGCCAGTTCCCCGCCCCGAGGTACATGGCAGCCGCAGTGTCCCCCGAAGCCGTCGTAATGTTTGAGGCGCTAGGAAGGATCAAGCTCGTCCCATTATACGTCAACGTCAACACAGTCGAGAAATTTAGCCGATAAAACGGGTACGTCGTGCTTGCAGTGGACCCGAACGATGTGATAGCTGTGTTGCCGGTGAACGTTACATTGTGACTTGCAATCGTCCCAAGATCAGGAGCCGCAGATGAAAGCGACGTGAGGGGGCCAAAGCCCCCGTACTGTGCGCCACTGTTAACCAGTTGGAACTGCACTCCGTCGTAAATCGCCCAAGTCAAATCGTTAGCAACGACTTCACCCCCAGTGAGAGCTTGCGGGCCACTGGGAGATTGCCGAAATAGGTTAACCAGCCCCGTCCCATTGACATTGATCTGCGTCGCCCCCGTGTTCGTGAACCCTGCCGTGAACAGAATGCTGAGACCCCGCGTCAAAGCAAACCCAGTGGGGGAAGGCGACGCGATCACCTGAGCATTAGCCGACCCCGTGGACGTGCCACCGATATAGATGGACGATCCACCCTGCGCCGTGCTGAGTGGCGTCGTCAGTGCAAGGAGCGCCGTAATATCATTGTTGTTCCCCGCCCCGGCTGCGTTGAGGAAGCAAGCGACAGCGGCAGCAAAGTTGGCATTGACCTGATTAGCGTCCGCCAACGTGCCAGGAACGAACGTGAAAGGCATCGTGCAATTAACGCCGGCCGACGCCAGCGAAGCCCACAACGAAAGAAAGAACCCTAAAAGAAACCTTTTCATCTTCAACCCGTCTGCTGCAGATAGTTAAGCACTTGGTACCGCATGTGAAGACGGCCGATCTTCAACCCTTGCGCCGACAACCCCGCCGCAAGAAGGGACAGCCGCCTGAAGACAAGAGGCCCCGTCCAATCCATCTGTCGTGGATAGAGCGCATTCCCCAGCGTCGTCCCGTTCCAATTGGCATTATTCCAGTTGAACTGATTCCAGTTAGTAGGCACACCTGAAGACGCTATCGTGACCTGATCCAAGGGAACACCGTCCTGGTTAAGCGCCGTAACGATCGTTGACTGTCCTGACACCAACACCATGTGAAGCGTGCTTTGAACCATGCACACTTCCGCCATCTGATCCGTATCAGGAAGATACGAGGTTTGCCAAGCATAGGTAAGAGGAACACCATTCTCAACAAACGTACTCGTGAATGACTGGAACGGATCGCTCTGAAAAATCACCGCTCCAGCGTTCTGAATCGTTATCAAGAACGTATTCTGGTATTCAAGTCCAATAGACATCTTCGTTGTGTGCGGCCCCGACCAGAGAGAGCGCACGTCGTCGTACCACCATTCCTGCTGCTGAACAGGACCGCCGCCACCGAACCCGGAAGAAAATCCAGACGAAAACCCGGACCCGATCGCCTGGGCTTCGCCATTCTGCACTTGCACACGGTACACACCGCTATTGTAGGACGCAGCCGCGCGAGAAGGGACAAGGATGGAAATGAACGGCACCGTGACCCCATCCCCATCCTTGCCTATGGGGTCGCTTACTTTCGCATTGAAATCGATCAAGCGCACTCCATCCGGGGCCATAAAAAGAAGCCCTTTCTCGGTAGAGCAAACCGTATTAGGAGCAAACGTGCCAGTTGCAACATTCAAAGTATTCTTAGCTAACGTACCAAAAGCAGCGTCCCCAGTAATCTGATATATGTTGTCGACACTCTTGAAAACCATCAACGCCTGGATAATACCCCCGAGCTGATTGCTTAAAGCAAGCCCAGCAGAACACGTCAAAGGGTTGTTGTCATCAAAAGTCAAAATCTGGTTTGCATTCGTTATCTGCGTCGGAAGCAGCTCGTCTGAAAAATACGCAGCAGGTTGCTGGTTGGGTGGGTTGACCAGAAACCAGCACCGCCCATTGAAGTTGCTTACCCACTGGGGAGGAAACACGAGGGCAGTCGGCGCCGTGTTAGTCGCGGTCCACGTCAAGGCAAAGGGATTGAGAACGTCAATGACGCCAAAGAATGCGCCCGCCGCCCCTGTAAAACCTGGGTGCGCAACGATGATCTTGGAGCCGATCAACTCCATATGAGGAGGGTTCCAGTTGCCGAACGTGGCAGGACTAATCGGCGAGTTCGCCGCCGTCACCCCGGCAATCGGAATGAACATCTGCGTCAGCACGTCATAACAGAAAGGTTCGTCCCGTCCTGCATTACGTGTGGTAGAAACCATACCATAGACACGAGTGCCAACATTCATCCAGCAAGATATGAAAGTGGCCCCTGCAAACCCATTCGCAGAAAGGTCAGTGATCTTGACAGCGGCCGGACGGCACTGCCATAAATTTCGGGTGGTAGGATCAGGAATGAGATTGGCGAGGTTAGACATGGTTCCAGAACCGTTGCTGGACGCATCCAACGTGTCCGCTGCCGTTCTCGGCGCCCAAACCAACGGTGTGCCGGGGAGGGTGGACATTTCTACCACCCGATGTTCTTGGTATTTTTCAAACGATCAAAATTTCGGCCGAAACGGCGACGATCAAGCCCGACCGTCTTTACAGCCCCCTCACGATCGCTGACGTTGCGCAGATACTTTTTCAAGAGAGACAGCGCCCCGAGCGGGTAGCGCTCCTCGTCATCCCCCATGTACTCAGCCTGTCGCTGGTCCCCAGTCAGCCCCATGAGTAGCCCAGCCGTCCATCGAATCAAAATCTGCGTATTTAGGAACCATGGGACCGATGCAGAAGTTTCAGGCGTCACAATGTCCGACATCTGTTTCTGATAACGATGCGTCACTGGGTACTGCCCCGAAGGTGGGGGCCACAGCAGAATTTGAGCCGGTGAAACCGACAAGTTCGTTGCATAAAATTGTGGGTAAGATTGGAACCCCGGCGTCTGCACGAGCCAGTCATATTCGGCCAGGGTGATCTGAATTAAAGGGTAGGGCACTCCGTTGATAGTATAGAATATGTCATCCTTACCATCAACAACGCGAGTACGTAGATAATCAGACGGAAGATTGTTAATCGTATTAGTCGTGTAAAGTTGTGTGCCCATGGCAGCATCCAGGTCCCAATTCATGCACAAGTCCTGAAGGCATGAATTGAGATACTGGCCAGACTGCGCCGTGAAGCCGGGGCACTTCGCCTCCTGCCTAGCCAGACTGCATATTTGCTGCGCTTGCAGGGGCATTCAGAAGTTCCTCGTACTCCGCGATTTCATTTTCCATCTTAGCGATACCCTCTTTGTACCGCTTCATGTTGATTTCCGCCGTCGCCTTCTGCTGCTCCTCCTGGGGGCTGAGCTTATGCGGACCCTTCTTTCCCTTGGCCTCCCATGCAGCTTGCGAACGGCCCTCGATCCGATTATAGTCTTCAGTCAGTTGCGCCAGAAGCTTTTTCTCATGCGCAAGACCAAGAACCAAGTCTTTCTTCTTGTAAAAAGCGTCCTGCCGATCACTTACCCTTCCCAACTTATCCATAAGATGGTTGAAGGATCGTTCAGGCTGTTCCTGTCCAAGGTACGTCTGCAGAACGATGTTGCGGTTCGGAGGTATCTGAGTTGACACAGTGATCGCAACCGCCAACTCATCTGGCGTCTTCGTGTGCGGGGTTTCCATAAAAGCTCCTATTTACACTCCTAGCAAAGCTGTATTTGACACCTCCAGGTGCCGCGGCCCAATTGAAAGGTTGCGTGGCCGGCGGTACGCCTCACTCCTGCCGCGACCGTCCAGCTCGTCTTGATGCTCCCACGTCCGCCACATCTGTTCGAACAGAACGCATGCCACGGACTTTTTCACGGGGTACGTGTAACCGTGAAAATACTGAATGCCGTCGATCGTCGCCCCCGGGCACCACGGCGCCACGTCAATCTGGACATGGATCAGTTCTTCATCGGCGATGCTCGCTTGTCGAGCTTCTGCCAAAGCCTTGGCAAAATACTCGTCGCGCGCCTGCTTGGACAGCTCGGCAACGACTGTCTTTCGGGCCTCCTGCCGAAGCTCCTGCAGCTCCTCGTCAGTGAGAATCTGCAGGTTGAGAGGAAGCTTCGTGCGATCGATCGGGGTTTCTTTTCGGCTCATGTGTGTACCCAAGGGGCT